GCGGCTGCACCGAGGTCTGACCTAGACCAAGATGCCATACCGTTCTGATGGCTGAGAAACCAAAGAGGCGGGGGCGTACTGGTCCTCGCCCGCCACAGATGGCGATGGGTGCGATTACCAAGCGGCTTCGTGGGTCGAGCATCATCTATGACCACCGTGATGAGTTGGCCTTGGAACTTCTAGGTTTGGCCTCTGCGAAACTGACTGATGTTGTGTCTTGGGATGAGGACGGCAAGGCGCGGATACGTGCGTTCAAGGATGTTCCTGACCATGTGAAGGCGGCGATTAAGAAGGTGAAAATCACGCCTACTCAGCACGGTGACATCATGGAGTTCGAGATGGTGGACAAGGTGCGGGTCTTACAGATGTTGGCCAAGAGTGCGGGGCTGCTTGATAGCGAGAAGGTCGTTGATAAGCCGTCTGTGATTTCAATTGATATGATTATGCCGGAAGAGCCGGGGAAGGAGAAGGAAGATGAGTAGTCCATTAATTTTGACGCCTTGGGAGTATTGGTTTTTAAAAAAGAGCCTGTTTGAGGCGAGTTTAAAGTTTCCCAAAGACCCTGATGACGGTGACGGGTTTGAGTACTATCAAGTGATGGTTGATGATTTTATTAAGCTTGATTACAAATTGTTTGGTGACCGCAATGAAGATAACCCCAACGAGTGGAACACTAAGCCAGCGGTGGTTTGCGGCCCTGGTATTAATGGCAACTTTGATATTCATTTGGGTTGCGATTATTCTATGAGCGAACACGGTGAGGGCTTGGACAAGTACAAGTTGGACACGGTGATGCTGCTATGACCCAATACAAAAACAGACGAGCGGCCCGCAAGGCTTGGGAAAAGGCTATTAAAAAAGAAACGGGAGGCAAGAAAGAACTTTTTCATGTTGAGATAAGCCACGACGAATATTGTGGAGTGTTCAAACAGGCAGAATGCAACTGCAACCCTCATAGGCGTTTGTTCAATGCAAGCGGCAAATTGATTATCGAGGTGAGAGGTGTTGGATTTTATGACCCCTTTGAAGTTACGGGGGTAAGCAATGTCTAAGCCAGTAGCCGGATTAAAATTGAACTTCAGTTCCTCGCCCACTGTGGCGAGGTTCTTTAAGAGCGATGCATTTGTGCGAGGGATTATGGGGCCGGTTGGGAGCGGCAAGTCGTATGCTTGTTGCGCCGAGATATTTCGGCGGGCTGTTGCTCAGAAGGCTAGTCCCAGGGATGGCATCAAGTATTCGCGCTGGGCGATTGTCCGCAATACGCATCCTATGCTGAAGACTACGACCTTGAAGACTTGGTTGGAGTTGTTGCCGGAAGATACATTTGGGCCGGTTAAGCATAGCCCGCCTATCACGCATCACATCAAGTTGCCGTCTAGGGAGGGTGCCGCTGGAATTGATATGGAGGTTATCTTCTTGGCGTTGGATGACCCCAAAGACGTGCGTAAACTTCTCAGCCTAGAACTAACGGGGGCGTGGGTGAACGAGTGCCGTGAATTGCCGAAGAGCATTGTGGATGGCCTGACGCACCGAGTTGGGCGTTTCCCAACAAAGGCTGATGGCGGTGCGACCTGGCGGGGCGTTATCTTGGATACTAACCCGATGGATTCTGACCATTGGTATTATCATCTTGGCGAGAAGGAAAAGCCTGGGGGCAAGTTTCGTTGGGACTTTTTCAAGCAGCCGGGTGGCGTGATTGAGGTGCCATTGGAGGAACTGCCCGACGATATGCCGGAAGCCAAAGGTTTCATGTTTCAAGCTGGCAAGTGGTGGCAGACTAATTCCAAGGCTGAGAACTTGGGCAACTTGCCTGACGGGTACTATGAGCAATTGCTGGGTGGCAAGCGGCTGGATTGGATTCAGTGCTATGCCGAGGGCAAGTATACGTTTGTCCAAGAAGGTCGGGCCGTTTGGCCTGAGTTCAATGATAACTTGATGACCGCTGATTTGGAGCCCGACCCCAGCCTGCCGATACACGTTGGCTTGGACTTTGGTTTAACTCCGGCGGCGGTGTTTGCTCAGAGGCTGAAGAATGGCCGGTGGCATGTGTTGCACGAACTGGTGACGTTTGAGATGGGCCTAGAACGTTTTTGTTCCAGCCTCAAGGCTGACTTGTCTTCGCGTTTCCCTGGCTACAGCACTTTGGTGTGGGGTGACCCGGCGGGTATGCAAAGGGACCAAATCTTTGAGACCACGTCTTTTGACCATTTAAAGACGCACGGTATCTTGGCACAGCCTACGGCAACCAACGATTTTAAAACGAGGCGCGAGGCCTTGGCCATGCCGATGGGCAGACTAATCGATGGCAAGCCGGGGTTGCTGGTTGATAGAAAGTGCATTCGCACACGCAAGTCTTTGGGCGGCGGGTATCACTTCCGGCGGGTCAGCATTGGCGCGGGGCAAGAGCGGTTTAGGGACGCTCCAAACAAAAATGAGCATTCACACGTTGGCGATGCGGCGGGCTATTGCTTGCTGGGTTCTGAGCATAAAATTATGACCAAGCGCCCGATGCCTACCGGCGGGTCGTTCAAGCAAGCAAAGGTGTTGGATTTTGACGTTTTCAATAGCTGAGTTGAATGAAGTAATGCGGATGCAGGGTTCTAACCGTGTGGTTCGCTGGTATCCGCACCATCTGGACATGTGCGAACTGAACGAGTTCGACGCCGCCAATATTGAACTGTTTGCGGACTACAAGCAGTATTTGGAGACCTACGCAAACGCTGGCTTGGCGTTTTCTGTCTTGGACCGTGATGGCATCAGCGCAATGTTTGGCGTTTGGCAGTTATGGCCGGGTGTTTGCGAGGCTTGGCTTATCCCTAGCAAGGACATTGGGCGCAAGGTTGTGCCCCTGCATAGGGGTTCATTGGCCTTTTTTAACCACGTTTCAAAGCAAATGAGCATCAAAAGGCTGCAATTTAGTGTACACTCATCAAATGCTACCGCTTGTACGTGGGCGGAACGCTGTTATTTTGAGCGCGAAGGCACCATGCGGTCCTACGGGCCGGACGGTGCTGACTACTACATGTACGGGAGATTGTTTCATGGGCGGTATATTCAGTAGCAGGGCACCAGCACCCACCCCCACGGTGGCTGAAACCGATGCCGATGATACCATTTCTCGGCAAGAAGCGGTCGCAGAACGACAAGAGGCAACCGAGCAACGCAAGATACAGGCCCGCAAACGGTCCAAGCGAACTAGCGGGCGGCGAATGCTGATGGCCCAAGGCGTGGCACCCGGTGATGCCGGACCCGGTCGGCAAGTTCTCTCCCGCATTCTAGGCGCTGGCCGGAACCCGCGAGGGTGAAGATGAAAACCTACCGACGAAACCCCAAGCACACAAAGGTGAAAGACGATGTACGGAGCCAAAAAGCCGCCCAAAAAGCCGACAAAGAAGGTAAAAAAGGGTAAGTAATGGTACTCAGTGTTGAGGACATTAAGAAGCGGTACGCCCGGTGCAATAGCCACAAAGAAGAGTGGCGCAGCATTTATGAAGAGGCGTACGAGTTCGCTTTGCCGATGCGTAATTTGTACGATGGCTATGCCGAAAGCGGCACACCTGGGCAAAACAAAATGCGCCGTGTCTTTGACTCAACCGCCATACACTCGACCGCCAGATTTGCGAACCGCATACAGTCCTCGCTGTTTCCTCCCCAGCGTCCTTGGTGCCGTTTGCAACCGGGCAATGATATACCCGAAGAGCAAAAGATTGAGGCCCAGCAAGTCTTAGACTTCTACACCGAGAAGATGTTTGCCGTCATGATGCAATCAGGCTTTGACCTGGCGATGGGTGAGTTCTTGCTTGACCTCGCGGTCGGCACATCGGTGATGCTTATTCAACCCGGCGATACTCTGACGCCGATACGCTACACGGCTATTCCCAGCTATCACATTTGCTTTGATGAGGGGCCGAATGGGGTTCCTGACACGGTCTATCGCAAGCTGAACCGACCGTTCAATGTAATCCAACGCGAGTGGCCGGACGCCAACATTCCACAGCGGATGATTGACGATGCCAAAGAAGACCCGACCAAGAAGGTTGGCTTGATTGAGGCCACGTATACCATCGATGGCCAGATGTACTATTGCCTGGTCACTGCCGAGGGCGATGACAAGCTGGTCCACCGCGACCTGAAATCATGGCCGTGGGTGATTTCCAGATACATGAAGGCGTCAAATGAGCGTTATGGGAGAGGTCCCGTATTATATGCCTTGGCAGATATTCGCACACTTAATAAGGTAGTAGAACTCACCTTAAAGAATGCGTCCATCAGTATCGGCGGCGTGTTCACTGCGGTCGATGACGGGGTGCTTAATCCGCAAACAATCAGTATTGTGCCGGGTGCGGTCATTGGCGTGTCGAGTAACGGTGGCCCACGCGGTCCCAGCTTGACGCCCCTGCCCCGTTCTGGCGATGCGAACCTGTCCCAGATTGTGGCCAATGACCTACGCACCAACATCAAGAAGGCCTTGCTAGACGAAAGCCTGACGCCTGAGAATATGAGCGCCAGGTCGGCCACGGAAATCAACGCAAAACTGTCTGAGTTATCTCAAAATCTCGGTTCGGCTTTCGGGAGATTAATCAGTGAGACAATGTTTCCAATCGTGCGCCGGTCGCTAGAACTGATGGACGAGATGGGCATGATTGAACTGCCGCTCAAGGTAAACGGCCTAGAGGTGACGGTCGTTCCACAATCGCCGC